TAATGTTCTCCTATAAGGTCTTACAATAGATTTTAATAAGCCAGTTTCTACATAAGCTCCAGTAGCTATTATGTAAGATTTATTAATAGGATACTTATCATCATAAACAAATGTATTAGCTAAATATTGATAAAAATATATTGTAGTTTCTCCAGCTTGATAATCTAAAAATAAATCAGGTGTACGAACAATCCACCAACTATTAATAGATTGAAAGCATGTCATGTTAAAACGTTTCATTATTGCCTCTAGAACGTCATAGCAGCTCATATATTCGTTTCCCTTTAAAAATGTATTACCTAATAAGGTTACATCTTCAAACATTCTAGTTTCGCCTGTATCTACAAATATTTCTCCATCAGTTGGTGTAATATGGCAATAAACCGATAAAGGCAAATCAGTTACATAAGTTGCCTTTAAACACAACTTAATAAAAGTTAATAATGGAATGTAACCGTCTAATGATACCGACTCAGTATAAGTTATATCAAATGTACCTATTACCAATGTTGGTATTTCCTCAACTATTTGAATACACCAACCAGTATAAACTAAATCTATTTCACCCAAATTTGTAACCATTGTAAATGGTGTACCATCTATTGTAAATGTTTGACCTGGTTGTACTGGCCATTCAGATCCAAAATTAATTACTATGTAAGGACCTGCAGGATTAAAAACACATGGCACTGATGATGTAGTAATTGTATCTCCAAACAATTGAGCTGCTCTATCTAATGTAATATCTTTTATTGTACCTAAATTATCACTTGCCGTTAAAGTTATTGTGTGAATAAAATCTAATTGTACCTCACTACAATCATCTTGTAAAATGTAACCCCTAAATAAAACTAAAGATGAACTATCCTCAATTAAATCAACTCTAAACTCATTATCATTATCAGAATAAAAATCTAACAATGATAAGTTATTTAATGTTGTAAGATTAATTGTAAGAGTAGTACCTTTAATTGGTGCCAATGGATCATCTTCCTGCCATTCCTGTACTACTGGTGTTGAAGCCAAAACAACGTCAATAGGGCTACCTTCATAACTATCTTGATAGATATTTACAATGTATCTGCTTTCCGTTCTAATCGAATCAAATGAGCCTGTATATTTTAATCCCATTATGTTGTACGTGCATAAGTAGCACTATATTTTTTGTTACTAAAGTAAATATCTTGACCTCTTAAAATTCCATAAATCTCAATACCTCCACCAACACCACCTAACATGTTTGCCGTTTGTGCTGCAGGCAATACTTGACTTCCTCTAGGTAAGCTAATCATCTCAGGACCACGCTCACCAACTAAAGCCATTCCACCAGGTGCGTTACGTGTACCAACTGCAAACCTATTTTGTGGTGTTGTAACACTTTGTATTAATGAGCCTAATGCTACTAAAGCTATACCTGCTGCAATTGCTGCAAAAGGATTTGCAAATATTTGAGCTAAAGCTTGTTGTGCTACTAATGCAGCCGCACCAATTGCAATTAATTGCTCTCCCAATGCAGATACTACACCACCTAATTGATTAAAAATGCCTTGAAATATACTTCCAAAATTAGCTGTACCTGTAATAGCTGCAGCTAAACCTTCACCTAATCCTACACCTATAGTAGTTATTGATGATGTTAATGATTTTTCTAATGCTGCAGTTACTTGATCTAAAGCTTTAAAATTAAATGGTTTAAAAAATCCTCTAGGTAAAAAACTAAAAATATCTGCTAAATTTGAAGATAATATTTGAGCTTGTAATGTTGTAAAGTCTAAAGCCCCTGTATTTATTAATTTAGCATTTTTTAAAGGTAAAACAGCATTATTTTCTAATTTTAATTTAACTGGAACAAATATCGGTCTATTTTCTAGCCTTATTTGATTATTTAAATCTTGTAAATCAGCTTTTAATTTTAGTATTATTTCATTATTAGGATCTACATTGAATACAGTTACTAATTTTGTTATTGCAGCTTTAACTAAATTAGCTTGCTCTTGTAATGTTGAAGTGCTAAATGTAATACCTAAATCTCGTTGATCTCTTGTATCTTCTTTTAGTTTAGCTAATGTTTTTGCTATTGAATCAATATCAGCTGCTCTATTTGCATTATCTTTTCTCCTTTGTGCTGCTGCTCTTTCATCCTCAATGGTAGCAAGTCTATTTGCTGCTGCTTGATTTTCTCTTGCAGCTTGTAACTCATTTTCTTTTTTTATTGCTTGATTTACAACATCTAACCCAGCTTTTAAAGCTTGATTGTATTCTTCATCAGTTTTAAATGCACTTCTAACAATCTCTTGATAATTTTTAGATGCCTCTCTTCTAGCATCTGTAGCTGCTGCAAGCTCTTCAGATATTGTAATAAATTTAGATTGACGTTGTAAAACTCCTTGCTCAGTTTTATCTTCAAACCTAGCGACAATGTTGATGTCATTTAATTTAGTTGCAGATTCAGCTACATTAATAAAATTATTTAATGAATCAGTTACAGCATTTAATTCTCTTTTTAATGCCTCTAAATCTTTCTTGAATAAATCTGAATTTTCTTTAGCATCTTTAGATCCTCTACTCCACGCACTAAACCCAATCTGAGCAAATGTAATTGCTGCAGTTACTGCACTAAATGCTAAACCTAAACCACCAGCACCACTTAACCCACCAAGCAAGGCTTTTAAAGCTCCACCAGTGCTACCTGATTCAGCCTTTAATCTACCAAATGATTCAACTAATGGATTGATGTTATTTGCAATACCTATAAAGCCAAATGGAGCATCCTGTAATATTCTAGAAAAGTTTGTTATAGATTGACCAGCTTGATTAGCACCAGCATTTAAACCACCCTTTAATGCGTCTCCAGTTTTCTTAGCTTCTGTAGCTGTAGTCTTTAACGCATCAGTAGTATTTTTTAAACCTGTTCCAACTTTATCAAACCCGGTTGCGGTAACTATTATCTCTATCTCTTCTGCCATTATTTAATCTTTAATTTGTGTCGCTCTAAAATAGCTTTATATCTATCTGCCGTCATTGGCTCAACTTCTCTTTTTTCATCATCATCATCCATTGGCCAAAACTTATTTATCTTGCCTATTGCCTTACTTCCTGCCATAGCCTCAGCTATGCGAAAAGAGGCAAAACGAATGACCATAGCCGATTCCTTTTGCCTCTCCTGATATCCCTCACACGCTGCATAAAACTCATGAGGCATAGAGCAATAATATTCATCTACACTCCATCCTAACTTACCTAAAGCAAACTTGAGGTTATCGTAGCATTGTTCTCGATGGCTTTTTTTTTCTCCTCATTTTCTCTTATCTCCTGACCTTGCTTAATTAGGTCATTCCATAATTTTGTTTCATTTAATTCAGTAGTAACTGCTTGAATTTGCTCATTTTTATTTTCCATATCATCAACCCACTCACAAACATTTTCCCAAGTATAATCTACATCTTCACGCTTTAATCTGCTATAACCAACCATGCCACCATACACCATAGCATACATAAAGCCTGATGTAGTCTCACCATCGTTAAACTCATGGAGCTTTTCGATAGCCAATTGATTAAATTTAATTCCGTACTCTTTGCCGTTTAATTTGATTTTCATTTTTGTTTTGTTTAGTTTAAAAATATCTTACTGCTATAAAAGCTTCTGAATCCGTTTTACTTGTAATAAAAGCACTATTTGAATCAGGATTAAATGAAAATGCACTATTTGCATCATTTTCAATACAAGTCCAATAATCTGAGAACTGATCAATACTTAATATTGTGCAATTTGGTTGCATAGCATACCAATCTGTAGTAGTAGGTAAACACCAATCAGAATATCCACCTGTTGTTAATTGTCTAGAATCCCATCCTGCAGATGTAGCCCATGCTCCCTCTATTACATTTGTTGGAGTAATACCACCATATAAAGTATCTCCAGTTGCTCCAATTAAACCATTACTACCCCAAATGTTATAATGAGATAAATCAGTCCAAGCCATAATTATTCCATGATCACCAGTGCCATTTAAATAAGCAATAATCCCACCTTGATAAGATTGACCTACAGCCAATCCACCACCACCACCATAAATACTTAATGTTGGTGTACCATAAGGTTGAATGGTGCCGGTAAATGTACCAACACTATCAAATGCATAAGTAGAACTAAGCTCACTTAAAAAACCTGTTCCCTCTTCTATTTCATCTCCTGTTACTGGTGTCTCAGGAGCTATCTT